AACACGCAAGTTGTCACTTATGACTCTTGCTGACGTTGACCCATGGATTGCTAACGCAGTTGCATACAACATGGCAGTAACACTAGACAACGGTATCGCTGCTGTTCTTGATGCAGGTACAAACGTTATCCGCGAATCTGCTGGTTCACTTTCAACAACTGCTGCTAAGTCAACAATCGTAGCATCAGACACATTTAAGGGACGCGATGTTCGTTTCGCTGTAACAAAGTTACGCGCTGCTAACGTTGTTCCTCGTGGCGGAATGTATGTTTCATACATCCACCCAGAAGTTTCACACGACCTACGCACAGAGACAGGTAACAACATCTGGCGTACACCACACGAGTACCAGAATGCTGGTCCACTATTTGCTGGTGAACTAGGCGCATGGGAAGGTGTCCGTTTCATTGAGACACCACGCATGACTAACTCAATCTCAGGTGGTTCTCTAACAGCACTTGCTACTGCTTCTGCAGTAAGCGGTGCTTCAGGTGCATTTACTATCGTTGCAGCAAACGCTGCATTCGGTGGTCTTGCTGAGGTCGGAGATGCTATCTCAGGTACTAACGTAGGTTCAGGTGCTTTGATTACAGCAATCGAAGTTGGCGCTACAAACACTACATACACAGTGTCTGTCGCTAACTCAGGAACTGTTGGAACAAACACACTTACAGTTACACCAAAGGCACGTGTTTACAACACTTACGTACTAGGACAGCAAGCACTTGCTGAAGCAGTATGGAAGGAACCAGGCATTGAGTTTGGTAACGTTGTAGACAAGTTGAACCGTTTCCGCCCAGTCGGCTGGCACGGTATCATCAACTGGTCAATCTACCGTCAAGAGGCGCTATACCGCATCGAGACTGCTTCATCAGTTCGTCCATAATCTAAGTATTTAGATGGGTGGGGCAGGGGGTAACTCCTGCTCTATCCATAAAACGGCTTAGGAGGCTATATGGCATACAGATTCACAACACCTACAATAAGCGAAGGCCCTGCAGGTGAAGGCCGTCTATTTGGCCGTTACAGGCTTACTAGAGGCGTTACAGTCTTGAAGATAGATGGCGAATACTACGAGATACGCTATCCATCCTCTGAAGAGGTAGACGCTGCCGAAGAAGCATACATCGGAGGATATTCCTACGAAGTAAGCGAAGGTGAGAAAGCCAGCCTTGAGGCTGCAGGTTATACAGTGGAGACGGTATGAGACACAGATTAGACCATCCAGAGGATGTTGAAGGTTGCTTTGGGTGCAAGGTTTTAGGACTGCAATTGAGTCCAGGAGATGCATCATCTCAGAAGATGGTAAGTAATAAGAAGTGGGACGGTGAGTTAGAAGCCTATCGCGCAGCACGTGCTGATGGAATTCAACCTGCTGGCACAAGCATGAAAAAAATTCAGGAAGCACGTCGTGCCTCTGATGTCATGGGGAAGGCATTTAATGCTAACACTATGGGCGATAGCAAGATAATCCAAAATAAAACAGTAGCAAAACTCAAGGAAGTGGGAGCAATATAATGCCAGTAGTAAACGGAAAAGAATATCCATACACCGCTAAGGGTATGGCTATGGCTAAAGCAGCAGCAAAGAAGAAGACTGCAAAGAAGGCTGCAAAGAAGAAGACTGCACGTCGTGGGTTGTTTGGTTCTAAGTAATGGCTAAGAAGATGTCATACTTAGATAATCTTAAGAAAGAAATGTCAGACCGCGCTAAAGCGGCTGATAGATTTTCTAGGGCTAATTACGAAGCAAGATACGGAGTCCAGGGTATCAAGCAACCTGGTTCACAAGCCCGTGCTTCACAGGCTAGCAGAAGTCTTACTAAGGCTACAGGTCAACTTTTTGGTGCAGTTCTCCAAGGTCGTCGTTATGACGATAAAACTGGAAAGCAAATTAAGGCTAAGAAGAAATAATGAAGAAAGCGTTCTGGGATAAACCAAATCCTAAAAAGAAATCGACACCCTTAACGCCAGCACAGAAGGCTAGGGCTAAGGCACGTGCTAGAGCAGCAGGTCGCCCTTATCCAAACCTAGTTGACAATGCAGCAGCAAGGAAAACAAGATGAAAGACTCACGACTAACGCGGGCTGGAGTGTCAGGCTATAACAAGCCTAAGGCTACTCCAAGCCACCCTACTAAGTCACACGTAGTTGTGGCTAAGGTAGGTAGCCAGGTTAGAACCATCCGTTTTGGACAACAAGGCGTTTCTGGCTCACCTAGAAAAGCAGGAGAATCTGCATCCTATGCAGCACGACGTAAGTCTTTCAAAGCAAGACATGCAAGAAATATATCCAAGGGAAAAATGAGTGCCGCATATTGGGCAGACAAGGTGAAATGGTAATGGCAATGAATTCAGAGTACAGAGGCACAGCCTCTGGTGTAGCAGCACCTAAGAAGAAGACTGCAACACGAAAGACAGTAGTTACTCCTGGAACTAAAGTTTCACAGGCTACTATTGATAAGATTAAAGCAATGGGAATGACTAAGGCACTCAAAGGTGCTGCAGGTGCATCTCCTGAAATGCGTGAAGCATTAAAGCGTTTGTATGGCGCAAAGCGTGTAGCAGCAGCAGGTGGCTCTAGTAAGCCAGCAGCAAGTTCTGGTGGGGGAAAGTATGTTGGGTCTAGATTTGTACCTAACACACCAGCACCAAAGAAGCCATCTGCCTCAGGTTCTGTTTACAAGTCAGCAGATGCTGCTCGTGCAGCAGCAACAAAGACTTCTACTACTCGCATGGGCGCTAATACAGTAATGGCTAAGCCTACTGTAAAGGCTTCTGGTACTCTTCCAAAAAGAAAGCCAGCAACTAACCCAGCCGCTCAAGCAGTAGTTAGCATTTTATCAGGACAGGGTTTAAGAGGAAACAACAGCAAGACTCCATCACAGGTAGCAGCAACTAATGCAAAGCGTATGGGTATTTCAGTTGCAGAATACAACCGACGTTTAGCAGCAGCAAAAAAGAAGTAATTCAAACTAAAGGAATCTAATGACAACGACCTATGCCAATTTGGTAGATGAGATTACTCTCAATCTGTCAGGCTATACATTAAGGCAAGACCGTACTACGCATTTGACTGCTGACGTGACCTCTTCTGGTCTATCACTAAGTCTGGGCAGTGTGACCAATATTGGTAAAGGTACCGTTGAAATTGATGACGAGTTGATATGGCTAGATACATATGACCGTATTTCATCAGTTGGTAACATTGCTCCTTATGGTCGTGGCTACCATGGTACAACCGCTGCAGCACACACAGCAAACACTAAGGTAACAATCGCTCCTACTTTCCCACGAGCAACTATTAAGAAGGCTATCAATGATACAATTGATGCAGTATTTCCTAATCTATTTGCTATTGGAGTACACACCTTTACTTACAATACAGTTAAGACAACATACTCACTTCCTGCTGAGACAGAAACAATTCTGTACGTATCGTATAAGCCAACAGGACCAACAGAAGAGTGGCTACCTGTAAGAAACTATCGTGCAGACGCATTTGCAAATACGACATCATTTGCAACAGCACAGAGTATTTCAATATATGACCGCATCGAGTCAGGTCGTACAGTTCAAGTTTATTATACAAAGAAGCCAACTACCCTAACAGCATCTGCATCTAATGCAGTATTTGAGACTGTTACAGGATTACCTTCATCTTGCAAGGATGTCATTGTTTACGGTGCAGCATACCGTCTAGCATCCTTCGTTGACCCAGGTCGACTTAACTACTCATCTGCAGAAGCAGACAATGCAGACACCAAGATTCAATATGGCTCTGGTGCATCTACTGCCCGATTCCTTCTTGCTCTTTATCAGCAACGCCTAAATGAAGAGACCAAGAAACTCCGTGACGTTTACCCAACCCGAATCCACTACACGAGGTACTAAAATATGACAGTCCGCAGATATTCCTCCACTTCCCAGGAAACTAACCTTGCCTCAGCGCTGAACTCTAGCGCAACTACTATGGTGGTCAACTCCGCATCAGCGCTTCTTTCTAGTATTACGCCTGGTGCTGGTGAAACATTTACTGTTGTTATTGACCCAGATACAGCCCTTGAAGAAATTGTAGATGTCA